CAGTTTGTAGATAACGTTAACAAAGCCATTGCAGACAATGTTTTTAGAGATAGAGATATGTGGGTAATGGGTTTTCATCCTGATGATGGAGAGCAAGAATTATTAGATAGCGAAGCGTTTGAACCAGAAACAGATACTGAATATGCTTTGTTATTTGTGCAGCGATTATCTAAGTTAGAAAAAGCTGCCGAGAAGTTAAGACCTCTTGGGTACTACGATAGAAGTTTCCAAGAATATGATACAGAAGCAATGTACAAACTACGCACTAAATTTTATAGGAGACTACAAAATGCGCGGAGCAAAGAAAGCAGGGCCAGTTAGACGTATGCGTGGCGGTGGTATGGCAGGTAAGAAAGTCATGGGTATGAAAGGTGGTGGTAAAGCGGGCGCTAAAAAGAAAGGCCCAGTTAAAAGAAAGACCAAGAAGACTAAAAAGAAGAAGTAAATTATGGCTACTTCCGGTACTACTGCGTTTAACATGGATTTCACTGAAATCGCTGAAGAGGCGTGGGAACGAGCTGGGCGCGAAATGCGTTCTGGCTACGACCTACGCACCGCAAGGCGGTCTATGAATTTGCTTACTATTGAGTGGCAAAATCGTGGTATCAATATGTGGACCATAGATTCTGGAACTATAAACTTAGTAAAAGGTACAGCTACGTATGATTTACCCGCTGATACTATTGACTTATTAGAGCAAGTCATTAGAACGGGTTCTGGAAACGTGAGCACGCAATCTGATCTTACTCTATCTCGTATTAGTGTAGCTACATACGCCACTGTACCAAATAAATTAAGTCAAGGTCGTCCTATACAAATCTACGTAGATAGGGCGCGGGATAATCCTACAGCTACATTATGGCCTGTTCCTGACCAAGGCACTGCCGATTCTCCTACATACATATTAAAGTATTATAGGATGCGGCGTATACAAGACGCGGGAGCAGGTATACAAACTCCAGATGTTAGTTTTAGGTTTTTACCTTGTTTAGTAGCAGGGTTGGCTTATTACGTAGCAATGAAAGACCCAGAATTAGTTACACGTCTCCCTATATTAAAAGCAGCTTATGAAGAAGCATTTGAGTTAGCCGCAGGAGAAGACAGAGAAAAAGCTACCATTAGTTTAATACCACGTTTATTTGGGACAAATTAAACAATGGGGCAAAGATTTGCAGCGGGTCACAACGCATTAGCTATTTGTGATGTGTGTGGTTTTCAGTACAGACTAGGGCAGTTGAGAAGTTTAGTTGTTAGAGGTGTAACAACACAAGTAAAAGCCTGTCCTGAGTGTTGGAATCCAGACCAACCGCAAAATAAATTAGGGGAGTTTCCGGTAGATGACCCGCAAGCTCTTAGAAACCCTAGACCTGACTTTGCAGAATTAGCTGCAAGTAGAGGTCATATAGAGCCAGTTGATCCTTCTATAGTAGTTGGGTTTGGTAAAGTTGGAGTTGTAACTATATCAGGAATAGTGACTAATACTTTTATAGTAACAGTTGCAACAGGTACAAACTCGTATGGAACAGGTAATAAATTTTATTTGGGTGGTGTAGTGAGTCCTACGATAGAACTAACAGAAGGATTAACTTATAAGTTTGACCAATCAGATGGTACAAACGGAACGCATCCATTACGGTTTTCAACTACGCCTAATGGCACATGGAACGGGGGATCAGAATATACTACTGGAGTTACCACTAGTGGAGTTCCCGGTAATGCAGGAGCGTATACACAAATAACAGTCGCTGGTTCAGCCCCTACTTTATACTATTATTGCTCTGCTCATAGTGGTATGGGCGGTCAAGCTAATACACCGTAAGAGGTATTTAAAATGAAAAAAGAAAGTAAAAAAGCACCTAAGATTACAGAGTTTCCAAACGAACCTACAGTTTATAGTCCCGGCACACAAGTTAATCAACCTATTAACATGAAGACAAGCGGTATAGAGACTCGTGGTAACGGTGCAGCCACTAAGGGTACTAAAGCAAGAGGACCAATGGCGTAGTGAACTACACAGAGCTTAAAACCAATGTTAATGACATTTGTGAGCAAACGTTCACAGATGACCAGCTTGCTATGTTTACTAAACAGGCAGAGCAAAAAATATACACTACGGTGTCTTTACCTGCACTGCGAAAGAATCAAACAGGTTCTTTAACTAGCGGTAATAAATATTTAACAATGCCTTCTGGTTTTTTGTACGCTTATTCTTTAGCGATTGTTAGCGGAAGTGATTATATTTACTTAATAGATAAAGATTCTAATTTTATCCGTGAGGCGTATCCCAACCCTGCTACCACAGGAGTGCCTGTGCACTATGCTATTTTTGACCAAACTAGTTTTATAGTAGGTCCAACTCCTAACGCTAATTTCGATGCAGAAATACATTTTGCTTATTATCCAGAGTCTATAGTAACCGCTGGGACTACATGGTTGGGCACAGAGTTTGATTCAGCATTACTAAATGGTACTTTAGTTGAAGCAATTAGGTTTCAAAAAGGAGAACCAGATATGGTAGCTCTTTACGATAACATGTATGCACAATCATTAGCGTTACTTAAAAATCTTGGAGATGGCAAACTACGGGAAGATGCGTATCGTAACGGTCAAACTAGGGTAGATTCAGTCTAATGATAAGTTCTGAAAGTGTTGTAGAAATAGGTAACGTAAAGGTTACTACCGTATCTAAACGTGGCTTTACTGTAGAAGAGTTAGCTGAACAGGCGTTAGATAAAATAATTTACGTGGGTGGCAATAGCCATCCTTTGATTGTAGAACAGGCAGAAGCGTTTAAAAAGCAAATCCGTGGGGTGTTGATTGAGTATATGAAACAAGCTATTCGTTCAGACCGCACAACTTTGGCAAACCAATTCCGCGATGCTGGGCATTCGGAACTTGTAAAACTATTGGAGATATAACATGGCAATAACAGTAGGAACAGCGATGCCCACAAGTTTTAAAGTGGAACTACTTAAAGGGCTACATGATTTACAAAATGGTGCGGATACTTTGAAGATTGCGTTATTAAAAGCAACCGCTTCTGGTAGTGGCACTTACGGTGCAGCAAGCACTAACTACAGTGATATTACTGGTAACAGTGATGAAACAAGTGGTTCAGGTTATAGTGCAGGAGGTAATACTCTTACTAACGTAACTCCGGTTGCTTCTAGTACTACGGCAGTTTGTGATTTTAACGACACTACTTGGTCAAGTGCTTCTTTTACTACTTGTGGAGCGATGATTTACAACACTAACAACTCTAATTCTGCTTGTGCGGTGTTAAGTTTTAGTGGTGACCAAACTGTTAGTACTGGCGACTTTACCATTCAGTTCCCTGCTGCGGGTGCTTCTACTGCGATTATTCGTATCGCTTGAGGCTGAACAGTGGCAGATAAAACTGTATATCTTGGCGCTGTATGGGGTAAAGACGGTTGGGGTGACGGTGCTTGGGGTGCTAATGGAAATGTATCTGTTGTAGGGACAGGTGCAATAGGGACAGTAAGTTTTGTTCTGGATGAAAATATCGTACCGACAGGTGTAGCAGGTACAAGTGCAGTAGGCACGGTTACCATAAGCCGAACTGGAGTTGTAGTTCCAACAGGTGTAGCAGGAACAGGTGCGGTAGGGACATTAGGTTTATCCTATAACAACATTGTATATCTCGGTGCTGTATGGGGTAAAAATGGTTGGGGTGACGGTGCTTGGGGAGACAATGGGAATGTCTCTGTAGCAGGGACAGGCGCGATAGGCACTGTAAGTATAGCTCTTTCAGACGCTATTGTACCGACAGGTGTAGCAGGGACAGGCGCAATAGGTAGTGTAGGGATTATCAGAGATGATACAGTAATCCCAGCAGGTGTAGCAGGAACAGGCGCAGTAGGGACTGTAGTCATTTCTTTTGCAGAAACGATTGTTCCAACAGGCGTAGCAGGAACAGGCGCAGTAGGGACAGGCACAGCTACTGTACTACCAACAGCTACAGGTGTGGCAGGAGCAGGTGCAGTAGGAACTGTAGGGTTATCTTTTAGTGGCTCAATAGTGCCTACGGGTGTAAGCGGTACGGGTGCGATAGGAACGGTAGTTAGGGGTGGTTGGACAACAATAAATGATTCACAAACACCTAGCTGGGTAGATATAAACAAAGCGGCATAGGAATATATTATGGCTACTTACGTAAACAATTTAAGACTTAAAGAAATTACCACTGGGGATGAAGACGGTACTTGGGGTACTAGTACTAATACTAATTTAGAGCTTATCGCTGACTCGCTTGGGTATAACACACAAGCCTCTTTCGCTTCAGACGGTAACGCTACTACAACTGTTGCTGACGGTACAGCAGACCCAGCAAGAGCACTTTATTTTAAAGTTACTTCAGGCGCTACTTTAAGTGCTACTAGAGAACTTACAATAGCTCCTAACACATTATCCCGTTTGATGTGGATAGAAAATGCCACTACGGGCAGTCAGACCATAACCATTAAACAGGGTTCAGGTGGCACTGTTAATATCGGCACTGGGGAAACTAAAATAGTTTACTTAGATGGAGCAGGAGCTGGCGCTGCTGTTGTAGATGCTTTAGCTAATTTTAATTTAAGCCTAACAAGTCAAGTTACTGGGACACTACCTGTAGCAAATGGTGGTACTGGAATTACATCTTTCGGCACTGGGGTAGCAACGTGGATAGGGACACCTTCTAGTGCTAATTTGCGCTCTGCGGTTACTGATGAAACTGGCACAGGGGCTTTAGTTTTTGCTACAAGTCCAACTCTTGTTACGCCCGTTTTAGGGACACCTGCTTCAGGTAATCTCCAAAGTTGTACCGCAGATGGTACGGATGAGGTTGGTTTTAGAAACGCCCCTGCTGTAGGAACAAAAACATCAGCTTATACGTTAGCTGTAGGAGATGTTGGCAAGTATGTTCAAGTTGGTAGTGGTGGCTCTATTGTAATACCTAACTCTGTTTTTGCAGAAGGCGATGTAATTTCTATTTTTAATAACACCACAGGTGATGTGACCATAACTTGTACAATCACTACTGCCTACAAAGCAGGTGAGGACGCTGACATTGCTACGGCAACTTTAGCCACGAGAGGGGTTGCCACTATTTTATTTATTAGCGCAACTGTGTGTGTCATTACTGGAAACATATAAGGGTAACTACTTATGTCTGGAATAACTTTAATGATGCTGGGCAACTTTGCTACAGGAGAACCACCTATAGAAGGTCAACTGTGGGGCTGGGGAGGACAGGCTTTTTATAGTGGCGCTGTTGGAAATAACACAAGTGTAGATGTTAGTTCTCCTGTACAGGTCGGTTCTCTTACCACTTGGTCAAAAATTGGTGCTTCCCCTAATGGGTTTACTAACACAGTAATTAAAACAGATGGCACTCTTTGGGCGTATGGAAGAGGTACTCTTGGTCAAAATGGCGATGGAAATAGCCTTAATCGTTCTTCTCCTGTACAGGTCGGTTCTCTTACTACTTGGGCACAGGCCACTGCTTCTATATATAATGCATTAGCAGTAAAAGAGGACAACACGTTTTATATTTGGGGGCATAACACTTACGGACAGTTTGGAACTAATAATATTACGGGAAACCGCAATACTCCTGTGGCATTATCTGGTCAAAGTGTAGCTACCACCAAGCATAGCATTGCTATGAATTATAGTACGGTCGGTGTAATAACTACATCCGGTAATCTAGTGATGTGGGGTTCAAACAGTTCCGGTGCTTTAGGTATCAATCAGAAAGGAGGTGTGTCCGGAATAGAAGGGAGAAGTTCTCCGGTGCAGGTAGGTAGTCTTACTGATTGGAGTGAACTATCTATAGGGGCAGAATGGGTTTTGGCTGCGAAAAATGTTGGCGCTGCAAAAACTTTTTGGACGTGGGGTTATAACGGTAATGGAGAATTGGGCCACCTTGACATAGTAGCTAGAAGCTCTCCGGTGCAGTTGGCTATTGGTGCTTCATGGGTAAAGGGTGTGGCTGGTGCAAATCACTGCCTTGCTATTAGGACAAACGGGACGCTTTGGGCATGGGGTTATAACTCTTATGGTCAACTAGGGATTGGGTCAACGGTGCATAAAAGCTCTCCAACACAGGTAGGGTCTCTTACCACTTGGTCTGAGGTTGCTGCTGGAAACCGTATGTCCATAGGGATAAAAACAGACGGAACTCTGTGGATATGGGGAAGCGGAGCGAATGGGCAAACAGGCCAAAACAATACTATCCAAGTAAATTCTCCGGTGCAGTTAGGTGGTCTTACCACTTGGGCAGCAGCAGAATGTGGGGATCAAAATACTGTAGCTATTAAGACACCGTAATGGAAAAACTATACTTCTTATCAGGTTTACCTAGATCAGGCTCTACTGTCTTGGCCGCTTTGCTACAACAACATCCTGATATGCACCTAACCGCTACGTCAAGTTTGCTAAACATCATCATTGGCGTACTAAAAGCGTGGAGCGAGTCAATAGAACAAAAGTCCAGCATCCAAACTCAAAAGATGCAAGAAAAAGAAATACAAAAAATACTAGAAAGTATTTGTAAAACTAAATACGCAAATATTAAAGAACCTATTGTTTTAGATAAATCAAGAAGTTGGGCTTCAGAAATTAACCTAACTACGATGCGTGAAGTCTTGGGGTACGAACCTAAAGTTATTGCTACCGTCAGGAATGTCGAAGATTGTGTAGCTTCTATGGTACGTGTAGCAAACCCAAATAATCTTCCTGAGTTTTTTCGTACCTCTAAACTTATAGATCACGTTAAAAAATCGTATCAAACTTTGTTGGGAGCGCATAATGCTTGTCCTGAATACTTACATTATGTTGAGTATGAAGACTTAGTAAGTAATCCAGAAAAAGTGTTATGCGATGTTGAAAAATTCTTAGGGTTAACTCCTCATACTTACGATATAAACAATATTGACGCATCAAACTTGCAAGAGAGGGATGAAAAAGTTTGGGGGATAAAAGGTTTACATAA